AGGGCATCAACAAATGATTTAGTAACTCTAGTATCAATAGCAGAGTTAGCCCTTGCATCTGTGTAATATAAATTAGTACCTTCTGTTAAAGAAGATGTGGTTTTGTTGGCAAAAGCAGAATCAAATCTTGCTTGAGTATAGTAGAGGTTTGACCCTTCTTGAACGTCATCCGTATCTTTAGTAGCAAGTCTTGAATCAAATCTAGCATCGGTATAATAGAGGTTTGAGCCTTCTTGAACATCTGAGGTAGATTTAGTAGCTAATCTAGTATCAAAATCAGAATTAACTCTTACAGTTGTATAATAGAGGTTTGAGCCTTCTTGAACATCTGAGGTAGATTTAGTAGCCAATCTAGTATCAAACATAGATTCGCCCCTAGCTGTAGTCCAATAGAGATTAGTATTCTCTGGAACTATAGAAGTATCAAGTGTTGATGTAACTGCTTGATTAGATGCATTACCTATAAATATCTTGCCATTATTTAAGTTTGGAACATCATTGCTTCTACCAGCACCACCTATTTTAATTGAGCCAGCAGCAGCATGACTTCTTATAACTTTACCTATGTTTTGTATTTGACTTGATTCGCCTGTTGGTTTTGTTGTTGTATAAGCACCTGCTGTTGTTGAAGCATATAAAATTTGTCCTTCTGATACACCTGAGGTATCTAATCCATCTAACGTACCAAATGTTGCAACTTGTAATCCTGCATTATTATTAGCATCTGTTACAGCTAAACCAAATACGGGCATTTTAGAAACATCATCAGCTTTAGCTTTAGATACCACTGGAACATCACCTGAAACTCCTGAGACATAAACTAAATCACCTTTTGTTAATGCTTCACCAGCTTTTGCACTAAATCTAACAGCACCATCTAAATCACCAACAAATTCATCTGTTGCAGTAACTAAATTAAAAGTAACATCATCAGTTGTAGCTACAGCTTGTCCTATAGCAACACTAGGAGTAGAACCTTCACCAGTTCCACCTGTTACTGTTACACCAGTTCCACCTGATAGTGATTCAACATAATCACCAGTTGTATCAGTTCCTAAAGTAATAGAATTAATTTGAACTACAGTATCTATATCAACATTTGCACTACCATCAAAAGACACTGAACCTACTACATCTCCTGATAAAGATATGGTTCTTGCTGTACTTAAAATATCAGCAGAATCAGCATTACCTGTTAAATCACCGGTTACATTACCTGTAACATTACCTGTTAAGTTACCAGTAACATTACCTGTTAAGTCACCTGTAAAAGTATTAGATGCAGTAATACTAACACCTGTAGTAATCCATGCATTATCAGCAGCGTTTCTGATCTTTAATACACTGCTAGATGTATCTACCCATAATTGATGAGCAAATGTAGTTGATGGTTCTGTTGCTCCACTATTAACAGTTGCAATAGCTAAAAGAGCATTGTTTAAATCTGCTCTAAAGTCTGCACCTGACTGGTTTGCTATGTTGTAATCGTGTTGTGCCATAATAAAATCCTATTTTCTATATATTAAATCATTCAGGGATACTTGGAAATATAACATCAGCAATATTATTAGCTGACTGATATAAAGATGGTAAGTCTCTTAATTCCTGTCTATATGTTGCCCATTCTTGTTTTTTAGAAACAGATAAAGGACTATCACTCATTTGTGTCCAATCTGATTCATCTAGTAATTTGTTTCTTTTGTTTCTTATTGATGGAAAAAAATCAGCAACATATTCTGTAATAACTCCATCTACTATTTTTTGTGTTGCTCTATCATAGTGTCCTTCAATAATAGCTTCACCATCTTCAAGTAATATATCTGATAAATCTGTAAGATGACTACTACTACCCTGAGAATTTATTAATCCTGTTTCAGTTTTATATATACTATATTTCATTCCTTAAACCTTATTGTGTATTATCCACATCTATATACATTGCTTGATATGTGCTGTTAAATATAGAGCCACTATTATTCCAATTAACTCTCCAATATACAGTTTCTTGAGAAGAACTCATTCCACTTAAAGTTCCCTGCCATACAAATACATAACTTCTAAATGTTCCAGCATCAGCGTTCATTGGAGAGCCTAGACTTGTCCATGTACTATTGTTAAAACTATATTCTATAGTTCCATTTCTTACATCACCTAGTACAGCACTATATATAACCTGATAACCTGCACCATTTCTTACATTGTTTAATGTAGTATTCATATAAGTAGCTTCAACATTATTTATTGTAGACCCTGGGTATGTTCCATTCCATTGACTGTTTTCTGCTGTTACTCTTAATGGTACTGTTCCACCAGTTTGATTAATAATATCAGCAGATACATCTGCAAAATGTTTTACATTTAATGTATCAACATCAATTTTAGTTCCTGATAAATTTTCTATCCTTGCATTATCAATAAGTACAGAGCCACCACTTACAATAAATGGACTTACACTAGAACCAGCATCATTATCAATTTTAAAAGTATCAGCTAAGAAAGCTATTGTGCTTGTTGCGCCTGTTCCTGAATCAGCATTACTTTCAAGAACCATTTGTGCAACTTTTCCATTTGCGTTTAGTTGTAATACATAAGATGCAGAAGCATTATCATTTATATCTGTTATTGCTGTTGCATTTGTTGTTATTGATGCAGTATTTCCATTAACTGTTGAAGTTAAAGATGTTATATCAGAAGCCAAAGCACTATCACCATTTGCTCTTGCTGTTTGCTCTGTAGTAATATCAGCAGCATTAGTATTTACTGAAGCAGTTAATGTTGTAATGTCAGAAGCTAAAGCAGTATCAGCATTTGCTCTAGTAGTCGCTTCGCTTGATATACCAGCAGTATTAGAGTTAACAGTAGCAGTTAATGCTGTTATATCTGAAGCTAAAGCAGAGTCTCCGTTTGCTCTTGCTGTTTGCTCAGTGGTTATAGCAGCAGCATTAGTATTAACACTAGCTGTTAAATTAGTTATAGCTGTAGCATTAGCTGAAGTGTCAGTTGTAAGTGTAACTATATCACCTTGAGCTGAAGCTATATTTGTTGTGTTAGTAGATACAGTAGAACTTAATGAATTATATAAAGTTACTAATGAAGCATCTCTAGCTTTTTCCCAACCGCTATTAGTCGCGTTTCTAACATATATTTGATTATCATCATCTGTATCACACCAAATATCTTGCTCTTGTAATGTAGAACCATCAGTCCTTGTTGTTGGAGCTGTTGTTGATTTTATTAGTTGAGTTGAATTAGTACCACCAGCATTGATTGCAGATTGAACATCAGAACCTATTTTAGTGATTGTTACTGAACCATCTTTTAAATCATCTTCACCTGTAGGAGCATCACCAATACTAAAGGTTAAAGTAGCTGGAGATGATTCACTGCCTAAAGTATTTAATGAGCTAACACTTGCAACATAGTTAGCATCAACTGGTAAAAAGTTTAAATCACAATTCTCTACATCAACAATAGTGTTTTTAACTTGATTGCTAGAACTATCAACAACATTAACCCTATATTGATAATTAGGAAAATCAGTTGGCTCATCCCATGATAAGAATGGTCTACCTGTAGAACTTGCATCAGTATCAGTAAATGATAATCCTGTTGGAGCTTTTACTGCATAAGCTGAAGGTAAGTTAGCTAGTTCTTCTACTGGTTCTTGAGGTGGTACTTCCCATGTATAAACATCAAAGTATTCTATTAAGCTAACTGCAACTAAACCATTAGGCTGTAATTCTAATGCTTCAACTCTACAAATCTTTCCTGAGAATCCTAAACCTGCATAAGTAAGATCAACAATATCTCCTACATTTAATTTATACATCTCAGGAGTTCCTAAGAACTGCATAGTTGTTTGATTTCTACTTCTAGTTAAGATTGCCTTACCCATGTTATAAGCTATGTAAGGGTCGCTTATATAAGGGAACTCAGCTTTAATTTCTAATATCTCATCACCATCATCTGAGTAATATTCAGGAGTAGCATCATGTAAAACTGTAGCTGTATCTAATTCGTATTTTTTATTAGCATTAAAAAATTCAACAATAACCTTATTTGCTTTCTTATCTTTATTGCCATAATCAACTGATATACCAGCATCAGCAATAATATGATTATCATTAATACTAAATGTAGAAGAACCTGTATCTTCTATTGATAGCTCATATTTACCATCTATATAAAGAAAGATACCTCTCATGTTTGCAAGAAGCTCTTTAGCATTTTCCATTACATTTTTATTAGTATCTAAATAACCATTACAATGAAATCTTTTTACTTTTAATAATGAAGTACCTGTTTGTGGTGAATAGGTAGAGCCTAATGTTCCATTAAAGAATATTATAAAATTTTCTGTTGAGCCAAAATAGTTTGTTCTTTGTATGTCTTTAATTTCAACACCGTCTAATACTCTATTACCATTATCATCAAATAAAATAATTAATTCAGCTATCTTATTCTGATACCATTCTGCAATAGCAGAAGAACCACTAATAGTTATAAAATCATCACCAGCAGTACCACTCCAAGTAAGTGATTGTGCTGTTCCATTAAAGTAAGGCTGGTCAACTTGAGTATCACAAACATTAGCAGCAGAACTAAATGTAGACATATTGATTTGTGATTCAGTTAAGCCTTTTCCATATTCGTTATTAGTAATGTAATCAAGAAAAGTTAAAGCTGGATTATCTGAATACTCATAAGTAGATGGAGTTCCAAATGTTTGACCTGAATCTCTTGGGTCATAAACTTTCTTACCTCTTACTTGAACTGTTAGTTGTGGAACTCCTGACCAAATGCCTTCTGCATCAAAGCCATAATGAGCCGCTATATAAGCAATGCCATTCAATTTATGTGCTGAAGTCCAATTAGACATAGAAGCTACTAGCATAGGGTCTGCTGTTTGTGATGCAGCTCCATGATGTAGGTTCATTACGTATCTATATTTAGAAGTAGGACTTGAACCAAACTGACCAGCACCAGCATCTATACCAGTACCATTTTGTGAAACTGTATTTAATGAGCCTGAACCTGAAGATATTTTATCTGAACCTATATAACCGCCATCTCTAAATCTAGCAGAATCAGTTAGGCGGTTTCCATCTAGCTCAATGGTTTTACCAATAATTTCATCTACTTCACCAACTGATAAAGCATAGACTACATATAAATCTCTTGAATCATTAGCATTTACATCCATATAGACAATCTGAGCACCAACCCTTCTTGTGCCATATATGACTGGTATTTTCCCTCCAGCACTTTGTTTGTTTGCTAAAATGTCTTGACCTTTTGCAAGCATATTTCTAGCTTGTTGATAGCCTTTAACACCTACATATAAAGTTCCTATTGTTAAAGCAGCATCGATATAAACTTTATACTTTACATAAAATTGACCAACTGCTTTAAAAAAAGATACTATTGCCTGCCAAACCATTATCTACCCCACCTAACGTCTTTTTTAACTTGAGTTGCAAATTCCATACCCTTATCGCCTGAACTAAATAATTGTTGTGATTCATCTGAATAATGTCTGCCTTTTGTTAAACCCCAGTTTGCCCAATGTGATGCAACTGTCATGGTTAAAATAGAATTATCTATAGATTCTTGTATAACAACATTTCTTATTTGACCTGTAAAATAATTTATAGCACCAACTATAGTTTCATCTGAATTAAAATAAGCTATATAAATTTCTACAGTTTTATCTGAAAAAGCTCCATCTTGAACTAATGACCTAACTTGGTCAGTAATATTAGAAAATCCTATGTTAATTTCATTAACCTCTAGTTGCCCTGTCTCAGTTGTAGAATTTACTTGTAAAAAAGAACCACCAGCTTCATAAACATTAGAATCATAAGTTACATTAGAATACCAATCAGTCAGCCTGATAGTAGATGATAAATTAAGCTCAACTAAAAAAGCTGTTTTGGTTGCTGTTGATGATACTTGAGTTTGTAAAGCAGTAGATAAACTTCTAGGCATTAGGTTATAACCTCTCTAACATCAAATGAAATACTATAAAAACCACTAGCATCTGTTGAATACATAATCTCATTATTTTCAAGATAAACAGTGAAACTAGGTTTGTTTACAGTAACAGCTTCATTATCTGCTAGAGATGCTACTAGGTTAGGCGATATAAGAACTGTTAATGAGCCATCACCCAACGAATCAATATTTGATTGAACCATATAAACTTTACTATGATTTGCAAACTTAATTAAATCACCAGCCTTCAAAGCACCTGATGTACTTGCTGCAAAACCATCTAATTGAATAGAAGCATCTCCTGATGAATGTGAGCCATTGACTAATATATCTGTTTCAAATCTGCTTGCACCTACATTATCTAGTGGCGCTTGAATAGTAAAGTCCTCAAAAGAACCTTTTTGTTTTTGTAAAAATGCAAATACTTCTTGAGCCTTTTCTTGTTGTAAAGGTGGCATTTGCACTGTAAAAGAAAAATATTGACTACCTATTTGTCTGACTTGTTTTTTACCTGATAAAGTCTGATTCAATAATGTAGGTCTATTATCTTTAAAATTTAAACTTCTAAAATTAGGAGATGTTGGAAATTGTCCTGACATTACACTACTCCCATCTTGCCTTGATTATTCATGGCATTGTTTATGATTGATGTTATTAATCCTTTTCTTGATGCTAATAACTGGTCAAATCCAACAGCATCTACTGTTGATATATTAAAGTTGACTGTAGCCCCCATACCTTGTCCTTTAGTATGATCTATAACAGTTTCATTAGGATGGAGCATAGCCATAAAACCACCTTTTCCATCTAAACCACCAGCTCTTGCGCCCATACCTGTAAAGCCTCCGCCCTCGCCAATAGGTATATCTATTGAATTTGTTAAAGCAGCTGCTTTAGCAGTAGATCCTTCAAATACAGCTCCTATATCACTTAAACTTCCTTTAACCATACCAACTAATTTTTGCACTATAAATACATTTATTAATTCATTAATAACCGCTCTTGCAACTGAAGTTGCTAAGTCTTTAAAATCTAAGAATTGCTGATTAGTAAAATCAAAAAAGTTTTTAAAAGCATTTGTTAATTGACCTTCTACTGTGTCTGCAAAACTTTTAACCACTTGTATTGATTCAGTAATTTCTGATTTAATTCCTTCAAAAGTATTTGTAATTTTAGGTAATGTAATATCTTCTAAACCTGTAGCAGCGTCTCCAATATCTTCTAAGCCCTCAACACTATCATCAAAAAGTTTATTCATTCCAACTATTGCAGCACTAGCTGCTGCTATACCAGCAGCGACTTTTGCTATTCCAATACCAGTAACGCCTTGTAATAAAGTTCCTGCTGTAGCTGCTGCTTGAAATGCTTTTGCTAAATTAACAACTGTAACTACTACTGCTGCAATTCTTTGTACCACAATTACTGAAAAAGCTACTGCAAACATTTTTGCTAATGTTTGTATATTTTCTGCTAAAAAACCAACAAGATTAGCAGTTGCAGCAAATACGCCTGTTGATTTTTCAAACTCACCGACAAGTGTTATAAAATTTGTTTTGAGCATACTTATTGATTGCCCAATAGTCATATTCATATTACCAACAATTTCAGAAGTCTCTGCTGTTGCTGATATTAATGTTGGTAAGATGTTCTCTGCTGTAATCTTACCAGCAGCACCCATTTCTCTTAATTGACCGGTTGAAACACCTAATCCTTTAGCTAATAATTCAGCTAAAGCTGAGTTTTGTTCCATAACAGAATTAAGCTCATCACCTCTAAGAGTACCGGATGCTAAACCTTGTGCTAACTGTCTTGAAGCATTTGCAGCTTCAATAGCTGAAGCACCAGAAATAATAAATGTATTTGCAACTGTTTGAGTTGCATCGGCTACTTGTTGTTGGGATAAACCCATTTCTTTAGTAGCAAAAGTAATTTTGGCAAATAAATCACCAACAGCATCAAAGTCTGATCTTGACTCTAATGCAATTCTTTTCATGTGTGCCATAGCTTCTGCTGTACCAGTAGCAGTACCAGTTAAAGCACCCATTCTGTTTTGAAGATTAACAAAAGTATCGCCCGCTCTTACAAGCTCACGAACACCAAATGCAGCTATAATTTGATTTCTTAAATTAGCTATAGCACTCTGAGTAGAGTTTATATCTTTTTTAAATTTATTAAAAGCAGCACCGGTTTTATTTTCACCTAGTATTCGTACTCTTACATCAGATTTAGCCATGTTCTTTTTGTAATTCCTCTTGTTGTATATTTAGATAAGCAATCCAACCATTAAACTCTTCCAGAGTCATTTCTTCAATTTCAGCAACAGTTTTATGCAATCTTTCTGCTAGAGCATACTTAGAAAATAGCTGCTTATCTTCAGCTACTTTTTTTGCATAGCCCCTTGAGATATATTACCCATAATTTCTGTTGCTACTCTTACTAAAACACTACTATCAACATTATTCATTAATTTATGTTTATCTTCAATAGTAAATATTTTATCTCCATTTCCGTCAAGTGCTTTATATATTAATACATATACAAGCATTTCAACCTCATCATCTTTAGCTAGTTTCATAAATTTTTTCATATCAAATAGGGTGATAGGTTCGCACAATATTTTCATTGGCTGATCACCATCACCCCATTCAGGTACGTCAATAATTTTAGTATCTATGCTTTTATAATGAGCTACTGCGTTATCTATTGCTGACATTGTATTATACAGTTGTTGATGTTAAAGCACCATTACCCTGTACTGAAATACTAGCTTCAACCAATCCATCAAATGATGCACTTCTTGAAACTCCAGTAACAATAGCTGAACCAGTATAATAAGTATCTCCCGCTGTATCTCCCTCCGGATATACATTTAATGTTACTTCTGAACCAATAGTTAATGCACCCTGACCTGAAGCATCAGTCTCATCCCAAAATACATCTAAACTTCCTGAGAAAGAAGTCAATGATGGTTTATACGTTCTAGCAGAATCACCCATTGAAGTATCTTCTAAAGTATCAGCAGATTCTTCAATTGAATAAGACCTAATTTCAGCTACAGCATTAGAACCTACTTTAATAGTTCCTTCACTTCCTTTATGTGTCGCCATTTTCTACCTCGTCTTTCGACTTTTTCTTAGAAGAAGATTTATCTTTATCTTGCGAATGGACTGCTTCCTCTTTCCAGCCCTTTTTCTTCATTGACTCAACCTGAGTAGGATGAGCTATTACAGAACTTTTACCATTTGGACTAATTAATTTCATAATTGTCTCCTATACTGCTACATCAGGACTTGTTTCCTGAACATAGTAATTAGTTAAGAAGGTTAAACTCACATATCCTAGCGGTTTCTCACCTTCACCATTAAACTCTATTTCTGTTGATTCTAAATAGCAGTCTTTAGCTAATCCGTCTAAAGTTCTATCAGCTGCTATAGCTGCCTCAACTTCTTTACTTATTGTATCAATTGTATCATCAAAGTTGTTAGTTGCTTTAGCATATCCTTCAACAATTACAGATAACTCTCTGCTCATAACTCTATTTGTTCCTATAACAATAGGTTCAGATGTTTCTGACTTAGTATAAATAACTAATGCTGGTACTGTTTCTAATGGATAAACCCTGGACTCATAAACTCTTGAACCAGTTGTTGTTAAACCAGTTAGTGTCGTAGTAATTTTTTCTCTTATTTGTTGTCGTACATGATTTGCCATTATACTTCTTCTAGCTCCAATGCAATAAAACCAGTTCTATCCGGTCTTATATTAACAATTGTATAATTTGTTGCTGCTTTTATTATATTACCATCTGTATCTTTTATAGCGTTAACATTTAATAAATTTCCATATCCAACTAGAGGAATATCTATGCTTCTGCAATATGCAACCGGTTGCAATGCTTCAACGCCAATGCCTTCATCTTGCTCTATATATTCATTATTTAAAATAATATTAATACTTGATGATACTCCATTATTAATATATGTAGCGCCAACTCCATGCCCATATGTTGGATCAAGATAAGCAGCCATATCTTCTTCTGTTTCCATGCGATACTGAGACATTATTCTTCCTCTAAAACTAATTCAATTAATCCTAAATTATCAGGCTCAACTGAACGAACAACAAATGCTGTTTCCGGTTTTAATACATTACCATTATTTGTAGTAATTGCATTAATAATTAATCTATCTTGTTGTGAAATATAAGGAGCATCTGATGCTTTGATAATTGCTCTAGGTTGATAACCGGCAACAGGCACTGTGCCAGCTTCAATATTAAAATATTCTTGATCAATAATTACATTAATATTTTTAGAAAAACCTGAATCAATATCAAACAAAGTATCAATTAATGGAAAATCATCCCATAAAGATTGTTGTACTTCAAAGAAAGTTGCGGTTACTCCATGCCCTGTATTAATATCAAGGTATGAAGTAAAATCAGCCGCACTTTCAATAGCCATATTTATTTTTTAGCTCTTGTTTTTGGAGCTTTAACTTTTGAAGTTTTTAAACCTACGCTTCTATCTTCTTTTTCAGCTTTAGGTTTTTCTATATGTACAGATGCTTTTCCATAAGCACAAAGCTCATGACCAACATCTTCTTTTAATTCTACAATATCACCAGCACTTACTTTTTGGCCATTAGCTATTGTATCTTTAGTTATTAAAAATTTTTTCATATTTAAGTTGGGGGTATTGCTACCCCCATTCCATTTCATCATTGATTATTAGTCGCTTGATTTACAGAAAGATACCGCATGACGTACAGCTACATCAACAGTTTGTAAAGCAATAATTCTTACTCCACCTGATGTGCTTAACGCATATGGGTCCACTGTTATATCAAGGCCGCCATACATACCAATAAGTAAATCAGCAAAATTACCAAAGTAGAAATCACCTGCTGTTACTTGATTTGATCTAATAACATTATAGCCATTCATTCTTCCGTCTGGCTCAACTACAAATTGACCACTTCCGCTATCTTTTGAAGTTGTTTTTAATGTACCATAATCACTTGGTTTACATATATAAGCTAAGCTTCCAACTAACGCATTATCAGCAGCAACTGCAGATTCCATAGCAATAATTTCAGCATATGTTGGATTAGCAGCAGCAAAAGTTGTAGTGTTAATACCAGAAGTATTAGCAATACCAGTTGGCTGACCACTTGTACCTGAACCAGCTAAAGCACCTAAATCGATAGCAGTAGCTATAGATTGTGTTAGGTCGTCTCTGATTAAGTTTTCAACATCTAATGAAGATTGTTGTAAAAGCAATCTAGTAGCATCAGTAAACGCACCAATTACTTTTGGAGACATAGTTACGCTACCTGATGTAAACTCGCTTTCAGAAGCAGCATTTCCTTCAGTTGCAATCCAAGCAGCTGATGAAGCAGCTGTTTTCTTTGGAATTACGACGGAGCCGGAGAGCCCTCTAAGCATAGTTGCGCCTGCTTGCATGACACTTGATGAGTTACGTAAAACATCAATAAAATCACCTTGACGATAGTCTTCTGATATTAATGTTGAATCATCTCCACTATTAATATCTCTTTTACTCCAGTTACCAAGTACATCAGCTGGAATCATAATTCCT